GGCGTCGCAAACACAGCACAACAAAATCATCAAAATCAAGACCCCGACTAACACGGCTTTGTTAGAACTCAACTTGCTTTAGCGGGCTGGTAGACTCCAACGTTTTAACATTCCCGGAAATCTTCTTTTTTTATTTTTCACAATGTTCACAGGATCCGATTTTTTCCATACTTCTCATTCCAGGACACCATATGACTTTTACCTCCGATAAGTGCCTTAAGTTGGTGGAAGATCTCACGCTCTCTTTCATCCGTCCCTTTCGCATACCTTAGGAATAAAAAGATGGCGGCTTGTTCCAGATCCACCTATGTACACAGATCTTCATATCCCATCGGGCTGAGCAAAAAATGGGACATCGTTTTTTCTAATAAGATGAAAGCTCTCCCTTATTTAATTGTAGACAAAAGATGGGAGATATAGTGTTCAAGAGCATATGAATGTGAGATTAATGAGCTCCTATGAACTTTGCAATCTTAAATGCCCCAGAGACCCAGGATGGGATGCTCCAATGATGATATATCATTCTAGAGACAGCACTCATCACAGCATCCAAACCATCTGGAGAGGATGTCCTTCTTTCTGACAGATGTCTGAAATCTGCCCCTATTCCCCTATCTACACCGAGCTTAAGATCTCCACAGATCCAACATTCCCTATGACTGCTACAATATTCTGCTAATGGCAAAAATGTGGGATCACCCTTTTCTTCCGAGTGACTGATATGAACGCCTGTTGGAATTCTCTGCAAGAGGGAATCGTATACCCTTTTCAGAGGACAATCGCTCCACAGGACCGGATTGCTCAGAGCGATTCTGAGTTCTTCTCGGGCTATGGCATGAAATCCCTCTGCTGCCATCTTACATCCAAAATTCAGATAATAGACAGAGGAGCAGTGGAAAGCTCCCTGCAAGAAGGGAAAGGCCATGACAACCAGATTAGAAATATCCTCTGATATGGTTGTAAGATATCTCTCTCCCAATATCCCCCAGCAGTTTTTCTCCTCAGTATCCCCGACAGAGTAATAAGAAGAGATTATCCTGAGCATCTCCGTCTGCTTGTCAGGAGATACAAATATCACACTTGGAAACCGAGAAGAGGAAGGACATAAGAATCCCAGTTCTCTGCTGAGAACAAGAGGAAATGTCCCAATCCTGAGCAGAAATCTGACCTGGGCCACATTTGTACCAATTCTGTAAGCATTGGAGCTGATCATACAGGAGATTCTTAGTCGTTTCTCCAGATCACTCGAGGTGATAGGGACCGGATTTACTAGAAATCCCCAGAGTTTATTCTTAGAATTCCAGGTCAATGAGCTCAATGAGTCATCATCATCCCCCTGACTATCTGACATTCTCACGATCCCCTTGGAGTCAACCTGATCGGAAATTAGAGATATCATGAGAAAGGATACTGTTATCTCCTGGTACACCCTCCGCACATGTTTAGAAGTTAGGACAGGATCCAATATTCCTAGAAGACCTTCAAAGACCTCCACACTCTGCTTGTTTGGGATCATGTATGTCATGGCAGCTTCGAAGCATCTCTCAGCCATATTGAATTCACAAGAGCTTGAATGTTTGAATACCTGGTGCGTTACAGATATCGGATTCGGTAGACTTGCAGAGCATAAGATATATTATGAGAAGGCGAATATGGCTCTCACGTTCTTCTGCAATGATATGAGATGTACTGCTTTAGAACCGTTTTTTCTAATACTTTTAAATTGCAAAAATGGTTCAGGACATTAGATTCTAGGTCCCTTCCCCTTGGCGGAGAACAATGTCCCCGAAGAAGATGCAGGTTTATCTCCGTTCTCTATATATATCTCCCGAAGTCTCATATCCGCCCTCATGGCGATCACGGGATGATGGCTCAGAAGGATTGAGGCTGCACATCTTATACAGATGTGCCTTCCTATAAATGCCTCCAAAGCTTCCGAGTTTCTAGGGCGTCCACATCTCTCCCAATAGAGGACTGCTAGTTTGGAGAACTCAGACCTCGTCAGAAATTTTCCGATATCTCCTCTCTCGAACAGCTCACATCTGTAACACTCACAGGTGTCTGAAGTAGAGAACTTCTTAATGATATCCAAGACCTTAAGATAGTTGGCTTCCTCCAGCTTGTAGTCCTCGTAGGTCTTAATTTCGTTTGTGCCTACCACCCGAGTAATTGAATCCAACTCTAGGTCGGAAATGACAGAAAGTTCATCCTCAGTTATGTCGACATTTTCCTCGTCCATCTAATAGTTATGATTAGCTTACACTCTCGTTTTTTTACATATAGGCCGATTACTATGACACAAACAAACGATGGCCTTCTAATTTTTAACAAACAATCTAATACAGAATTGGAAATATAACTTCTATCACAAACCACAGACTCTAACATCTAACACCATCTAGACAAGTAACAGGAAAGATCACACAATCAGTATCACAGAGAAGACACGTAATGGAAGAAATAATGAAGAGCTCCTATTATTCCAGGAAGCGACAACAAGAACCAACGAGCCAGTCTTGTGTAGCTATCCAATTTATTGACTAAGGAGTCAATCCTCATCTCAAATCTCTTATTGTCTCTCTGAGCCTCCTGTCAAGCAGTGAGGGTCTTAACATGAGCATTCACAAGGCGGGCAGCTTCACTCTTCGCCTCTGCAGATGGTGATCCATCTATAGCACGTGGACTCACCTTCTTCAGGGTGTTATCTAGCTGGCCCACCATTCTGAGAGCCTCTATATCCACCCCGATCTCCTGCAGGAATTTGATCTTCTTTGCTAGACTGTTCCCATTAACTCCTATCTTGTATCCTCGGGCCACCCAAGCAGTGTTGGGGATCCTAGGGGCAGAAGTGGCATATCCTGTTACATGCTCTTCCATAGGGACAATGGAGATCAACTCAGAGTCTCGCTGAATATCGTACTCAGGAAGCTCAGAGAAATACCCCGTGAGGCGAACATGCACTTCGGCAATTGTGTAATTGGGGTCTAACGAGAAGTCCGGAACAGAGAATCCAACGGCCCAGGGAAGTGGTTCTCCAGGACCCACCCTTATGCTGTGGCTGGGATAGAACACATGATGCATATAGAGATGCATTCCATGAGTATGTTGGGCAATCAAACCCATCTTCTCACTTCTATCCGGGGTGAACCTGAGAGTCACGACCACATCGTCTCTGCAGACAGCAGGAGGAACCAACCCTCTCCACACCACGTGAATCTCGGGATGAGTGAGAGATGTCTTCATCCTCATGCTGTTGATGAGCCCCGTGAGAACAGGCTGTTTGGACAGGTTGAATTCTCTCGCTGCCCCGGTTATCTTCATATCCCATTTGGTGGAGTAATCCCAACGACGAGAGGGCACCCGGGACGGAGCATAAGGATCAGCACATCCTCCATCAAATCCAATCCCGGAGTCACCATTAGAGACCGAGATTTCAGATAGGTAAGGAGCAGATTTCAAAGACATGATATCAGAATTGGACTTTGACAAATATTGACTTATATTCTCGTTTTTTTACTTATTGACGACAGCATGGTACAGAGGTACAGAAACGAACATTCATCTTAGGATTCCTTTTCAGAGGATTTTCACAGCAGGTTGATCTTCTTCTTCAATGTTCCTTTCAATCCAGAGAGGCCCCCGTATTTCCTGAGAAGACCTTCATAAGAGAGTCCCAAGTCCTTAGCTACAGACTCAAACTTCTCCATTCCGATCTCGTAGAACTCTAAGATATCCTTAACCTCCCCCCCAAGAACACTTGCCATTTGTCCAACTGTTATGATAGGTCCACTATCGATAACAGGAGGGGTGACTATTTGAGGCTTTGGAGTCTTTGCCTCCTCCTTGATCCTAGTGCTCTCCTTCTTGTTGCTGTCAATTATTTCTTCATCGACCGACTTTCCATCAACACTCTTCACTCCAGATATAGACCCAGCTTCTGAGCTGATAAGAGGAAGTTTTGGCATCTCTATCTTGGTCAATGTCTCATGGGGAGGAACTTCGATGTGTTTGGTGATTGCAGCAGCCAACTTGGAAGTCGACATCGTGGTTGCATTTACAATATCAGAAGCGGCTCTTGACACAGAGGTTGCAGACGAGGTCAGGATATCCACAAGGGACTTCAACTGCTCGGTCTGTGCACGTAGTACTACAGAGTTGTGATCTTGACGGTACCTGAATCCTGCCAAGAAGGCCAGCTTCTCTGTATCACTCTTGTTTTCATCCTCATCCCATTGCTTAAGAGCTTTTCTTTCAGACTCCGAAGTCCCCGCCACATTCTTGATTCCAAGAGCCTTGTCTTGTTTGCGAGTTTCTTTCTTGATATGCTCCGGTTTTATAGTTGGAGGCAGATCAGCTTCTGTATCTCCATATGTATCAGCGGGGTCTGCCTCAGTCTCATCATAATCATTGCCTGCACCTAGACGAGACATCCATCCCTGGTTCATCTCCTTTACAGTGGATAGTAATGCATTTTCACTCTCTAACTTTTCCGCACTTGTGGTCTGTTTGGTAGTTTCCTGACCTGCCTTACCAGATGATGCAATGGCCTTTGTCATAGCTGACTGATCTCTAACAAACCTTCCTGTCATTGTCAAAGATAATCGTCTCAATTTCTCTCTTAGTTTAGTACCTATAGTTGTCTTTCTCGTTTTTTTACATATGATAGTAGGATCCCTCATCACTCCTTCACTGGTGTCTCTCCCTCATTTGCGACATGTTCCTCCTCATCGTCGGACTCTACAAACTTGTATTTGTCTGTGTCGAACATGTCGTTGTTCAGAGCTCTGGCAACCACCATGAAGTGATGGTAGATGTTCTTCGCCACCTGTCTCGTGTACCTCTTCCTCTCCGGGGCCATCTGCTTTAGCACAGCAATGTTCAGAGGATTGCTAGTCTCTGTGGATAGCTTTCCCATGGAATTGATGTTTGCCAAGATGGCAACGGTATCTGCACAGTATTTTGTCTGGAGGGTTTGAAAGACAGATGGATCAAAGATCCTGGCGAATCTCCAGGTTGCTCTGTTGTCTGGACCCGGTGGTTTGCTGAGACTCTCGTTGATGAGCTTTTTGAGCTGCATTAGAGTGCCGAAGTTCTGTCCGTAGTTGAGGGCACTTAGTAACCCCGCCGTGGTGGCACCGATCGAGAGTTGAGCATTTGTGAACTGGGGGATGATGTGCATGCCAGTGTTGGCAAGATGTTGATCAAACAACATCTCAGTCTGCCTTGGATCTGCCACATCTCCCAGAGCATAGAGGATTCTGCCTAGAGTTCCTTGATACAGTTTTTGACCCTGATAGGCCTCGTACATGGTCTCTGCGCACTTGTTGTTTGTCGTGAATTCCTTGAATGGATACTCGGTCTTACAGAAATCAGCATACCTTTTTTGGATATGCTTGTGTTCCCAAGCCTGAGTCCATCCAGTGAAGGACTTTGCGAACATCTTGAGCGTGGAGGCAGCGATGAATGCTCCGGCTCTAATAATTTCTATATCAGAAGCATCCTTCACATTGGTCTCTACCATTGCGTCTATGTAGTCGACCCCGGGCACCTCCAGATTCTTGACATCCACATCCGCTGTGTCTTTCCCCTTGTCCTTTGCGGGGAATATTCTGACAGCCACGGGATCAACAGACCTCATGTTCCATGTCATGATGAGAGCTGCAGCAATCGCCCTCGGAGAGGACCTCACAAATAGCCCTGTCAGGAAGATCTTCACCTCACGAACAGCATCGGCGTCGGACAGTACGGAAAGCTTATAGGATGGCATAGCTATTGTGCTTTCATCATCCCAGGATTCTTTCCCGGCAGTCTTTCCTGTGATTTCCACGACGTCACTGAATGCATCGAGCATCTTCAATTTGGGGTGTGCCATTTTATAGGGTGATGGAATCCGAAAGTCTTTGGAAATAGGGGAATAGGGAGATAGGGAAAAGGTCGAAGTAGGGGAAAAGAAAATGCGAACAGCCTGGAAAATAGCGGAACGGTTGAAACGTACAGTTGTATGTTATTTTGCCGCGAGGAGCTTTCAAGATCGTTGGGTGGTAAAATAGTAGAAGTTTTTTATGATTTTTGCGTCTCGCA